TTTTCTGATTTTTTTGAGCTCAAAAAGGAGGTACGCATCCATGAGTAGCAGCACCATTTCCGCTATCGTCATCGCCGTCGAATTTGTCCTCCGCGCGGTGTGCGTGTACGCCATTTTGCGCGTGACGCTGACGCTGTTCAGGATCAACAAAACCGAGAAAATCGAGAAAGAGCGCGACGCGGCGCTCACGTGGGTCTACCCGTGCTGCCCCAGCTGCCGCCACAGCGTCAATCGCAGCTACTGCAAGCACGGCCGCGAAAGAGAGGAGGGCTCCCCGTGCAAGTACTGGGAATTCTGCGGGAAGACGCATCAGGAGGTGTATGGCGATGGAAATCGTTGAAATTCTTAGCGCTCTGCGGCATTGCACGTCGGGGCTTGGCTGCGATACCTGCCCGATGCGTGCGGGTATCGAGCAACGCGCCTTTTGTGTCGCGACGCTCCTGAACGAATCCAAGACCGCAATCATAGATCTTTTGGCAGGCATTGACGCTTCCAAGCGTCGGTGCGCGCAGGCGCAGGCCGAGAGGGACGCGTTGCTGGGCGAACTCAGGAAAAGCGGATGCACATATTGCAAATATGCAACAGCGTGTGTGGATGAACTCAGTGTGTTTGGACAGGAGGACTGCGACCGATGCGGCAATCGGGAGAGCTGCGTGTGCCTAACGTGCAGCGGATACGGGAGCGAAACCGACAAATGGCAATGGCGCGGCTTGCCGGAAGCGCCGGAGAACGGAGAAAAGGTATGAGACTCACAACGGATACACCGAAAAACAATTTTGAAATGGCGCTGAACCTGTTTTACGCCAAGGACAAAGAGGTATGGGTGCGCGGATACGGGAAGAACGGCGCAGACATCAGCCTGTTCGACCTGTCGCGGGATCTGACCAGATGGAACTGCCCGTATGTGGACTTGGATATCTCGGATGATTCCTTCTCGATGATGATGGCCGAATGGCTCTGGGAAGACGTTGAATCGTTCGAGCACGTTTTGGCTCTGCTCTATCAGGCAGCATGGGTATGCGCGGAGCTGCGCGAACATTTGAAGCAGTTCGAGGACAAGGAGGATGCCGATGGAGCGACTAACGTTTGAAGGGAACTTCTGTGACATCGCGCAGTGCCGCGAACTGCCGTGTAAGTATGACGGGAACTGCACGCAGAAGGAGGTATGGGAAAGGCTCAAAGCATATGAAGATTCGAGATTATCACCGCAGGCGTGCGCCGAGGCCCGGGAGATAGAAGAAACGCTTTCTGGCTGGGATTACTCCATCTCGCGAATGGTGGAGCTGATGAAAGCAGATGTCGAGGGGCGCGTGGTGGTGCTGCCGCCTGAGGAAAGAACGTTAGATTTTCCAGTAAAATACACTGAAATATGGGCGTTGTACCATTTTTGCGTCGATCTTGGAATCAAATGCACGATAGAACGCCTGCACGACGGCTATGCCGTGCGTTTCCCGGACGGAAGTGACTTCGCACAGCATCATGGCACATATGGCGGGACGGAAGGATGCGTTGAACCGGCTATCGGGGACTCCGAATTTGACTATACTGCAGTCGGCTTGAACTTAGCGAAGGAGCTCGTGAAGAAACACAAAGGAAAATTGGAGGCCGACCATGCCTGACGAATACATCAGCCGCGAGGCGGCACTTATGAAACTAATGCAGGACGGGTGCAGCGCAAAAAACTTGCAATCCATCTCGGATATGCCAGCCGCCGACGTTGCACCGGTGGAGGCCATTGTGCAGATGCATAAAGATGACTCTGAGGAGGGACTTCTTAAATGACCGTTGAGTATCTTGATAGGAGCAGTTTAGTTGCGCGGATGAAGTATTACGAGAATCACACCGCGGAAGAATCTGGTGAGCATTATGCATATGCAGTTGCACTAAGAGAGATAAGAAACGCTCCCGCCGCCGACGTTGCGGAGGTGGTGCGGTGCAAGGACTGCGAATATGTGAGGCCAACTATCAATGTTCACACCGGGGAGCAAGCCGGGATCTGGTGCGCTCTGCATGATATCCTCAACGTAAGCCCCGATGACTACTGTAGCCGAGGCGAAAAGAAAGGAGGCCGACCATGCGACTGATTGATGCGGATGCAGTCTACAACAAGGCACTGGATAACCTCAGAAAGGGCGAAATCGAAGACTGGGAGTTTGACTCGATCATCAATTATTTGGATGGGGCACCTACCATTAACGCCGAAACGAATATGCGCTGCAAGGACTGCAAGCACTGGCAAAGGCACACCGGCGTTGTAGACAGTCTAAACGGGCATTGCTTTGCTCTAGAGACATGCACAAACGGGATGGACTTTTGCAGCTACGGCGAGTATCAGACAAATACAGGGGGGAACGGCAATGTTTCAGATTGAGCTTTTATCTGGCGGCGTTTTCTGGGTATACGCCGTCCACACAGCGACAGACGATTTTTTGATTTACAAAGACGGCGCTTGGCAGTGGACGCCAATGGATTGGTGCAAGCCGTATTATCCGCCCGCGGAGTCCTATCTCAACAAGCAGTTCATTTTCCCGATGGAAACAGGAGGCGCAGAATGACACGAAAACGATTTGCAAAGCTCTGCATGGGCGTGCTGGGGATGCCCCGCAACGAGGCAAACCACATTGCGCAGAATCGGAACTCCTACTTTGGCCGGTGGACTTTGTCCAAGATTGGCATTTATCAGGAGTGGGCCGTGCACGCAAGGAGGGGGAAGACGCGCGTTGAAATACGTTGACCAGCTGGACGCGGTTGGGCGGGCGGCGATGGAGATTGGCGTGGAGGCCGGGATGCAAAAGGTCTCCGACATGTTCCTCGCGGCGCTCGCGCAGGAGGGCTTCGGCGAAGAGCGGCTTTACCGTCTGGCCTGCCGCGTGTCCGAGTTGGACACAGAATTTGACGGCGCATACGGCTGCGGCCCGGAAGCCGACTGGCTACAGGAGCGGCTGGACGCGATCTTGCGCAAGGCCTGCGGCGCGCACTTTGTCCCCTTCCGCGAACGAAACCCGCATATCAGAGAGTTTAACTACAAGGTATCACCCCGGCGCAAGAAAAAATGATCTGGACTTGTGGCGCGGCCTGCTGCCATGACGGACTGCGCGAGGACCGCCGGGAGGATATAGGGGGCTCGGGCTCCGAGCCCCCGACGATAACAGAATAAGGAGGCTATCTTTTTACATGAGCTATCTCGTCTCAATGAAAACATCCGTCTTGTGCCGCGAGTGCGTATTCACAGAGCCCTTGGCCAAGCGACGAGGCAGAGCGCCAAAGTCGCTGCCGCAGACGACCATCCGCGAAAAGCTCAATATCCGGCACGCCTACGAGCGGCTTGCGTTTCTGATCGCCGCGAACTTTACATATTCCGATTGGCTGCTCACGCTCACCTACGACGAGGCGCACAAGCCGCCGAACACCTTCGCCGCACAGAAGCGGGCGAAGCTTTTTAACCGCCAGCTGCGCGAGAGCCGCAAAGCCTTCGGCCGGCTTTACAAATATCTGTACACCACCGAAGGCCGGCACGGAGACAAGCGCCTGCACCACCACATCATCCTCAACCATTATCCCGGCGAGACGGAAGTGCTCCGCAAGCTCTGGCCGGACGGCGATATCAACTGGGAGCCCGTCGGGAAACTCGGCTTTGTTGGCTTGGCGAAGTATCTGACCAAGGAGCCGATGCAGCACGGCCGGGAATATGTGGGCGACCGATTGTGGACGCCATCGAGGAACCTTGAAAAGCCACGCATCACTGTCGAAAAAGTCCCGGACAACTACCGGCCTGTGCCACCGAAAGAGGCCTTTGACGTAGAGCCCGAAGCGAAGGAAAACAAGTTCGGCAGCTATTACTATGTGGATTACAAGCTTCCCTGGCGAAACAGGGAAAAGCGAAAGGCGTGAGCCTTTAATAACTTGGGTCTTTACTATATCTTAAGAGAGGGGCGAACTTTTTTTGCAAAAACAGTTGCATACCGGATTGCCTTGTGCTAAACTTGACTTACAGGGAGACAAGATCGTTTGTCCCAGATGCGGGCACGCGACGCAGGTCAAAATCTTACCGACGACCGCGCTTGTCGATTTCCCTCTGTACTGCAAACATTGCAGACGCGAGACCATCGTGAATATGAGCCAGAACCAGAGCCAGTGCCGTCAGGCCAGAGCCAGAGTCAGCGCCGATTGATATCTCACAGTGTGGGAGTCGATCGGCGTTTTTGTTTTACATCCGAGGTGATAGCCGGACGGCAAGATGCCGAGTCTCCCATACCGGGAGGCTCGGCATTTTTTGTTTGCCATGGATTACACAAGCAAACGTTGGAAACACTTACGCGCTCGCGTCCTTCGCGAGCAGCCGCTTTGCCAGGAGGCGCTGCGATACGGCAGGCGGGAGCCTGCGACCGTTGCCCATCACGTCTACCCGGTCGAGGATTTCCCGGGCTGGCGCTTCTGCCGCTGGAATCTCATCGCGGTCAGCGCCGACGCGCACAACAGCTTTCACGATCGCGTGACCGGAAAGCTGACCGAGCGCGGTCTCGCCTGGCAGCGGCGGGTATCCCCCCCTCGAAACGCGCCGCCGCCGTTCTGAGGGAAGCACCGGAGTGGGGCCCTCTTTCCGACGGCGGGAAAACCGCGGGAGGGGGTTCAGACGAGACCGCCAGGCGCGCACACGCGCGAAAATCTCGAATCACGCGACGCGGGCGCAAACGACGCGGGCGCGCAAAGACACAAACCATCTGAGGCTCTGCCGGGCGCAGTTCATCCCGGCGGCATTGGGAACCACCGCCGGTGCCCGGAGTCATCTCATCATCCTCCTTTTTTGACTGGACGCGGCGTTCGCGCGCTGCGTCTGGCAGAGCCTCAGAGAAAGGAAATCTAAGCATGGCGCGAGAGGACATGATCCGGCAGGACATGCAGCTTGTCGGCACGTACAACGCAATATTCGAGCCGACGATCAAGCAGCTGGCCAAGACGGAGCGCGAACTCTCCCGCGCCGAGAAAGAGTGGAAGAAGCAGGGCGGGCAGCGCATCTGTACGATGGTCAACAAGACCGGCGCGGAGTACACGGCCAAGAGCCCGTACTGGACGGCGGTCGAGGATCTGCGCGCGACGGTGCAGGGCCTGCGCAACCAGCTCGGCCTCACGCCGACGGGCCTCAACAAGGCGCGCGCCAAGAGCGTCCCGATGGGCGGCGCGAGCAAACTTGAGCAGCTGCTCTCCGAGGCCAAGAGCCACGCCGAAGAGCACGCCGCGCAGTACCAGCGCGAGGTCGACGGCTTTGTCGAAGCGACGCTCTCCGGAGAAAACGGGCTCTGCGAGGACGCGGTGCTTGCCTGCAAACGGTACGTGTCAGACTTGGACACCGGCAAGTGGGAGTTCCGGGCAGAGCCTGCCAACGAGATTATCGCCATCATCGAGACGATGATCTGCCACCAGCAGGGCGAGTTTCTGGACGCGACGCCGCTTCGCGGCACACCGTTCCTGCTCTTGTCGTACCACAAGTTCATCGTCTACAACATCATGGGGTTCTACCTCCCAGGCACGAAGATCCGGCGCTTCAAAGAGGCCGTGGACTTCATCCCGCGAAAAAACGTCAAGACCACCTTCGCGGCGGCGCTCGCCTTCGCCCTGGCACTCTACGAGAGAGCGTCCGGCTCGAAGGTGTACGAGGTCGGCGGCGCGCTCAAGCAGGCACTCGAGGGCTTTGACTTTTTGAAGTACAACTGCACGCGCTTGGGCGTGACCGTCAAGGATGAGCCAGAGACGGGCCTGCGGATCATCGACAACAACATGGAGCGGTCGATCTCCGGCGATGTCGGCGACGGCATGATCTCCATCAACGCCCTGGCAGCCAACCCCGACAAGCAGGACTCTTTTAACTGCAACATCGTCATCGCCGACGAAGCGCACACCTACAAGAGCCCGCAGCAGTACCAGATCCTCAAGGACGCGACGAAGGCCTACACCAACAAGCTCGTCATTATCATCTCGTCCAACGGCCCGAACGCCAGGGGCTTTTTGCTTGGCCATTTGGAGCTCTGCCGGAAGATCCTCCGCGGCACGGTCACAGGTGACTACGCCGACACGATCTTTTGCTTTTTGTGTTCCGCGCCGACGATGGACAACGGCGACGTTGACCTGCACGACCCCGTGGTCCTCAAAGCAGCGAGCCCCGGCTGGGGCTACTCCATCCGGCCGCAGGACATGATCAACGACGCGGCCATCGCGGCCGAGAACCCGATGCTCCGGCCGGAATTTCTCAACAAGAGCCTCAACGTCACGACGAACGCCGTCAAGGCGTGGTTCGATATTCAGGAGTTCCGGAAGTCAGACGAAAAGTACAACTGGACGCTCCAGGAGCTCGCGAAGCTCCCCATCCGCTGGTACGGCGGCGCGGATCTCTCCAAGATGCACGATCTCACCGCCTGCTGCCTGTTCGGGCACTACAAGGGCGTGGACATCATCATCCCGCACTGCTGGTTCCCGCGCCCGGCCGCCGTCGTGAAAGCGACGCAAGACCAGATACCGCTCTTTGGCTGGCAGGAAGACGGCTGGCTCGACATGACGAACGACAAGGTGACAAACCACTCCGACGTTGTGCGCTGGTTCAAAAAGCGCCGCGCCGAGGGCTTCAAAATCCGCCGCGTCGGCCACGACCCCAAGTTCTGCCGCGAGTATTTTGTGGAGATGCAAAAGGAGCGCTTCCCGATCAAGGCACAGATCCAGCGGTTCACCCTCAAATCCGAGGGATTCCGGTATTTGGAAAAAAGCGCGAAGCAGGGCACGCTCTACTACCTGCACGCCGAACCCTATGAGTATTGCGTGCAGAACGTCGCGGGCATTGAAAAGGCCGACGATATGGTGATGTATGAAAAAATCGCTCCAAACCTGCGCATTGACGTCTTTGACTGCTCGGTCTTTGCCGCGTGCGCATATCTGGAGGATCTGACCGCCAGCGCCAAGGGCGCGGGCTGGTATGAAACCCGGGAGGAGACAAGCCCGTGAACGTCGCATACAACATGGACTGCATGGAGTACATGCGCACGCTCCCTGACAAGGCGTTTGACCTCGCCGTTGTCGACCCGCCATATGGGATTGGCATGGATGGCGGCATAATCGGCGGCAGCGTACTCGCAAAAAATGAATCTTACCTTCAGAAAGCATGGGACTCCGCCCCTGCCCCCCCTGAATATTTCGTAGAGCTTAGCCGCATATCCCGCAACCAAATCATATGGGGCGCGAATCATTTTATCAACAATCTCCCCGTCAAAAACTCCCCGTGCTGGCTTGTGTGGGATAAACAAAATGGGTGCAACAATTTTGCGGATTGTGAGCTTGCGTGGACATCGTTTTCTGGCGCAATCCGAAAATTTGAATTCCGCTGGCAAGGGATGCTGCAAGGCAATATGAGAAACAAAGAGTACCGCATCCACCCAACGCAGAAGCCGGTTGCCCTCTATGCTTGGATTTTTGCCAGATACGCAAAGCCGGGCGACAGAATCCTTGATACGCACCTTGGTAGCGGCTCAAGTCGGATTGCGGCATATGACGCGGGGCTTGATTTCGTGGGGTGCGAGCTGGACGCAGACTATTTTGCCGCGGAAGAAGACCGTTTTGAACGATACACAGCGCAGCTGTCGCTGTTTGGAGGTGATGCCACTTGAAAGTAAAGGTGCAGCGCAGATCCGCGCAGGACGACGCGCTGCGAAAATTTGTGATCGGCGCGGTCGATCAGGACACGCTGGGCGTGCCGGGCTATTGCAGACTTGCGGACAGCCCGGACGTGCTGGCCGCGATCGGCGGGCTGGCCGACATCGTGTCGAACGCGACCATCCAGCTCATGCAGAACACGCCGGACGGCGATGTGCGCGTGCGGAACGCGCTTTCCCGGTTTATGGATATTTCGCCATGGAGCTTCGGCACGCGCAAGGATTTGATTTCTGCCATCGTCTGGGCGATGCTCACGAGCTCCAGCGGCACGGCATTCTTCCTCCCGGTCACGCGGGACGGCCTTCTTCGCGATTTAGTCCCCATGCCGGGCGCGCAGGCGATGAGCCCGGACGAAGGTCAGACGGTCTACATCAGCTGGCGCGGCCAGCAATATGACCCCGAGACGGTCTTGCAGTTCCGGCGCTGGGTCGACCCCGACCACCCGTGGCAGGGGCTCGGGCTCCGGATGAGCCTCCTCGACGTTGTCAACTCGCTCCGGCAGGAGCAGGCGACAAAGAAGGGCTTCATGTCGGACAAGTGGAAGCCGAGCGTCATCGTGAAGGTTGACGCGCTCGCCGATGAATTTTCCAACCCGGCAGGCCGCCGCCGTCTGATCGACGACTACATCACGGGCTCGAGCGCCGGAGAGCCGTGGATCGTCCCGGCTGACCTCATGGACGTGCAGCAGGTCAAGCCGCTGAGCCTGTCCGACTTGGCCATCAAAGATGGCGTGGAGCTCGACAAAAAGGCCGTGGCCGCGCTCGTCGGCGTCACCCCCTTCATGCTGGGCGTGGGGACGTACTCGGACAGTGAGCACAACCACATGATCAAGACGACCGCCACGACGATCGCGAACATCATTTGCCAGGAATTGACGCGCAAGCTCCTCTACGCGACAGACCTCTATTTTACGATGTCGACGCGCAGACTCTACAGTTACAGCACAAAGGAGCTTGCGGACGTAGCATCCAACCTCTACGTGCGCGGACTCATGACCGGCAACGAGGTGCGCGACTGGGTCGGCCTCAGCCCGAAAGAAGGGCTCAACGAGCTCGTCATTTTGGAAAATTACATCCCGCGCGACATGATCGCAGATCAGAAAAAGCTTACACAAGGAGGAGGTGGAGACGGTGGAACAGAATAGACAGCAGCGTCAGGTGCGCTGCATCCCGCAGGCATTTCAGACGCGCGAGGCCGAGAGTGACCTTTATATCGAGGGCTACTTTGCGGTCTTTAACTCGGAGTACCCCTTGTGGGACGACGTGAGCGAGATCATCAAGCCCGGCGCTTTTACGAATTCGATCTCGGGCGACATCCGCGCGCTCATCAACCACGACACGAGCTTAGTTCTCGGCCGGACGAAATCCGGCACACTGACGCTCAAGCAGGACGAACGCGGCCTCTGGGGCAGCGTCCGGATCAACCGCGACGACGTAGACGCGATGAACTTGTACGCCAGAGTCCAGCGCGGAGACGTCGACCAGTGCTCGTTTGGCTTTGCCATCAAGAGTGAGACCTTCCGCGACCTCGGCAATGGGAAATACCGCTGGGAGATCGAAGAGATCGACCCGCTGTATGAGGTCAGCGTCTGCACCTTCCCGGCATATGAGCAGACTTCGGTCAGCGCCCGGAAGCGGGATTTTGAGAAAATCGAAAAGCGCCGCCTGGAAACGTGGCGCGCAGAAATGAACAAGAAGTTAGGAGGAACCCCGTAAATGGCAGCACTTAGAGTTTTAGTCCTGAACAGCGAGATCACCGCGCTTCGCGCGCAGCTGACCCCGCTGGAGAAGACCCGAGACGGCTTTGCCGCGAGAGAAGAGCAGCTTCGCCAGGCACTCGGCGAGATCACCGAGACGAGCACCGACGAAGAGCGCAGCGTCGTATCCGCGGCTGTGGATACCTTTGAGCAGGAGCGCAGCGCGAACGCCGCCGAGATTGCCCGCATCCAGGGCGAGATCGACACCCGCAGCGCGGAAATTGCCCGGCTGGAGGCCGAGCAGACCCCGCCCCCGGCAACACCCACGGTGTCCAACTCTGACACCAGAAACAACGATCACCACGAAAGGAGCCTTGTCCCCATGAACAACACCACCGAGCGCCGCTGGTTTGGCCTCACCTACGCCGAGCGCGACGCGCTCATGCAGTCCGAGCAGGTCCGCACCTTCCTCAAGCAAATCCGCGAGGCACGCGCGCAGCAGCGCAGCGTCACCGGCGGCGAGCTGGGTATCCCGGACGGCTTCCTGCCGATCCTGCGCGACCTCACGTATCAGGAGTCGAAATTCCTGCGCTACTGCTTCACGACGAGTTTCCGCGGCACGACTCGCCAGAATGTCGCGGGCGTCGCCCCCGAGGCCATCTGGACGGAAATGAAAGATCGGCTCAACGAGATCGATATCGACTTCTGGCAGCTGACTATGGACGGCTTTATGGTCGGCGGCTACATGGCCGTCCCGAACTCTGTCCTGATGGACGACAGCGACCTCTCGCTCACGACGACCATCCTTCAGGCGCTGGCCTCGTCGCTTGCAAAGGCGATCGATAAGTCCATCTGGTTTGGCACCGGCGAGAGCATGCCCGTCGGCATCATCACGCGTCTGGCCGCGCAGACCAAACCCACGTGGTGGGGCTCGCAGCAGGGCGATTTTACCGATCTGCACACGAGCAACATCCTCAAGCTCGATCTGGCCGCAAAGAACGGCGTGGAATTCTTCCGCCCGCTGGTTGCGGCGCTCGCCGTGGCGAAGCCGGATTACTCCAACGGTACGGTGATCTGGGTGATGAACCGCAAGACGCACATGGACATCCAGTCCCGCGCGCTGGCCTTTAACGACGCAGCGGCTCTCGTCGCAGGCGTCAGCAACTCCATCCCGATCGTCGGCGGCGAGATCGTCGAGTGGGAGGTCATGCCGGACAACGAGATCGCGGGCGGCTACATGAGCCTGTACCGCTCGGTCGAGCGCGAGGGCACAACCATTGAGTCCAACACCAACGTGCGTTGGCTGGAAAACCAGACGTGCTTCAAGGGTATGCAGCGCCGCGACGGCAAGCCCGCCATTGGCGAGGCGTTTGTCCTCGTGAACTATGGCAATGTCCAGCCGACCACGACCACGACCTTCGGCAAGGACCGCGCGAATACGGCCATCGGCACCCTGATCGTCACGACTGCCGCGGGCTCTGCCAACGGCAAGAGCGTCGTGACCGTCGCGGGCAACGGCTCCGGCAAGCTCAAGTACCAGACCGCCGGTCAGGCGATCGCAGTCGCAAACGGCGAGACGCTTGATAAGCTCTGGACCGACCTGCCCGCGAATAAGACCGTCGACGGCACGACCGGCCAGACCATTACCGTGGTTGAGGTCGACGGCAACGGCCGCGCGGTTGCGGTCGGCTCCGGCAGCGTGACCGCGAAGGCGGGCTAAGGAAAGGAGGCGGCCTATGTCACTGGACGCCCAGCTGGCCTACATGATGGTGGATCTTGGTATCCTGCGCGCAACCGAGCAGCAGGAGACGTATCTGCGGGGTATCCTGACGCAGGCCGCTGATTTTATCACCACGCGCGGCGTTGCGCTCCAGCCGGACTGCGACGCGGACGACATGCTGACGGCGATGGTCGGCGGCTGGATGTACAAGGCGCGCGCAAACGCCGAGGAAAAGCAGCTGCCGACGTATCTGCGCCGGATGCTCAACGACAAGCTCGCGAAGCAGAAGATGGGAGGCGGCACGGGATGATCTACGACAAGGTGTGCACGGTCTGCGACCTGCTTCCCGCATCCTCCCCTCTCCAGCGCCGCCTGTGCATCGCCTCGAGCCACTTTTATTGCGAGCGGGAGGTCTACGCTGCCCGATTTTATGCTGGGAAGCAAGCCGGTGTGCAGCTTACCCGGATGGTCAGCATCCCCCGCGTCTTCGGCGGCGAGGATATCAAGGCCGAGCAGTTCGTGCTGCTCGAGGACGACCACGTTTACCGCATCGACCAGGCGCAGCGGGGCTATGACTCCGACGGCCTGCCGATCACGACGCTGAGCTTGGCAGAACCGGAGGGCAAGTATGAAATACTCCAAGATTGAGCAGGCGCTCGAGACGGTGCTCCCCGGCGCTGTGTACAAGGTGCAAGCTCCGGAGCACGCGCCGGACGGCTCGCCGCTCACGCGCTACCTCGTCTGGACGCCAACCGGCGTGCGCAGCGTGACCGCAGACGGGATGCCCTTTGCAACAGTCGGTCTGTGCGTCGTGACCGTTGCCACCCAGACGGAGGGTGACACGCTGACCGCGGAGGTGCTGCAAGCGCTGGCGGCGGCGCACATCGCCATTGGCCAGAGCGAGCAGTCATTTGACGAGGAGACCATGACGTATTACTCGGACATCCCCTGCGAGGTGATCTGATGGCGCAGCTCGATACAAAAATCGCACTGGACGGCATCCAGGAGGCCATCCGGCAGCTGAACCAAGCCGACCTCTTCACCGACGACAACCTTCAGGCGATCTTGTCGGTCGGCGTGGATGAGATGTATAAAAGCGTCCACTCCGCCTTTATCAAGGCCGGGCACCAGAATACCAAACCCCGCCGGACCGGCGAGACCTTGCGGCACTTTACAAAGGCGCGCAAGGTCTCGCGCGACAAAAAGGGCGTGCCGTACATGTACGTCACGATCTCCGGCAAGGATTCGCGGCAGCAGAAATACGCCGTCAAGGGCTTTGTCCTCAACTACGGTCGCCGCACGGGCGGCAAAATCAAGGCCGACTATTACTGGTCTAACGCCGTCAAGTCCACGTGGGACCGCGCGAACAAGGCCATGACCGACAAGGCAGCAGAAATTATCAACAGCAATCGATGAAAGGAGGCAATCATGCCTGCATTTGATTTACGATACCTGCAAGTCGCAGAGTATAAGAAAAAAACAACCGGCGAAGGCACGGAGTACGGCACGCCCGTCTCCATGGGCGACGCGATGACCGTAGGCCTTGAGATGCGCTTTGCAGAAGGCCGGATTTACGCCGAGTCCGTTCTGGCGGAGTACATGAAAAAGGCCACGGGCGGCACGGCGACCGCCGGCGTCAAGTATATCCCGACTGAAGCGCAGAAGCTTATGTACGGCGCGTACGAAAAACAGCGCACCGTGGCTAGTTCCACCGTCAAGAGTCTGACCTTTGGCAAGAAGTCGACCGGCAAGTACGTCGGGTGGAGTTTTTACATGCCCGACATGATCGACGGCGTGGAGAAATTCACGGCGGTATTTGCCCGGAAGGTGCTCTTTGGCCCGCCTGCAACAAACGGACAGACAATGGGCGACAGCATCGCCTTCCAGACTCCGACCACGACCGGTGAGTTCCTGGTCGATGATCTGGGCGACCTTTTGGAGGTCGCGACGCTTGACAGTGAAGCCGACGCCAAGGCATGGTGCGACGAGGTCTTTAAGACGGCAGCCACAGACGTGGCAGGAGGTTAAACATGGAAGATATCAAGCCGCGCGAGGTCGCGTGGCGCTTTGACGGGCGCGACTGGGTGCTCCGGTGCAACAACAACGTGCTGGCCGAGGTACAGATTGTCAATGGCGGCAATTTCGGCCCCGTCCTGTCCCGCAAACGGACGCTCAAGTCGGTCTTGCAGCTGCTGGCCGCGATGCTCAACGACTACGCCGACGAGCAGAAATGGGTGGACGAAAAGGGCTTCGCCATCACATACACCGAGAAGCAGCTCGGGAGGCGGCTATCCTATGACACGGTCGATCGGCTTGCACCGGACGTGATGCGCATGACGATTTTGGCCGTCAACGAAGCAGACGATGAAAAAAACGCGGAGACCAGGCAGGAAGAAGCGGCGGTATCAACTTCGCCTGGTACCTGAATATCTGGGTAAATGTGCTGAAAAACGACGAGACCGTCTTTTGGCGCAGGATGACACCGGCGCGGTGCATGGCTATCTACAGAGAGTATTTCTCCATGGCCACGCCGAGCCGGTGTGCGCATAATGCGCCAGAGCAGCCTGCGCGCTTGTCGCTGGCACAGTACCTGATGGGAGGTGGCGGCTGATGGCAACGCCCGGCATTAACACAAAAATCAAGCTCGACGGCGAGGCGGAATACCGTGCGGCACTGAGCAGTATCGACAAATCGTTCCGAGAGCTTGGGTCTGAAATGAACCTGCTTTCCGCGAAATTCTCCGAGAACGGAGACAGTATGGAGGCGCTGAGCGCCAAGAGCGAGGTTTTGAGCAAGAAAGTCGATGCCCAGCAGAAGCGCGTCGACACCCTCAAAAAGGCCGTCGCAGAGGCGCAGTCGATTCAGGAGAAGGCACAGAAGACCTTCGACGAGACGGCCAGCACACTCGACGCCGGAAGCAAAGAGTATAAGGACATGTCTGAGCAGGTACAGAAGGCCGCCGACCAGACGGCTGTCTGGCAGACCAAGCTCAACAACGCCGAGGCCGAGCTCTATAAGATGAAAGACGCGCTGGAAGAGAACAACGCCGAGCTCGACAAGGCGGGCGCGAGCGGCTCGAAATTCCAGCAGGCGATGGATAAGGTCAAGGATTCCGTCGCGAAGGCCAAGGAGGAGGGCACGGGCGCAAAGGGCGTTTTTGCCAACCTCAAGGAATCCTTTGCAGACGGCAAGGGCGAGGCCGTCGGCCTTGGTGACGCGATCGGCGGCGCGGCGGATAAGTTGGGTATCAACCTGCCCGAGGGCGCGACGAAGGCACTGACCTCTCTCAACGGCATCAACGCCGGAACAGCGGCGGCAGTCGGTGGTTTTGCTGCCCTGGTTGCGGCAGGCGTCAAGGTCGAAAAGCAGCTGATGAACATCACCAAGGAGTCCGCCGAGTACGCGAAGGAGGTCAAGACGCTCGCAAGCGTGACCGGCCAGAGCGTGGAGGAAGTGCAGGAATGGCAGTATGCCTCCGACATGCTCGGCGTCACCTATGACCGCGTGAAGGACTCCCTCAAGGAGATCACGAACAAGATGCAGGAGGCGCAGAACGGCTCGGAGGACACGGCGGGAGCCTTTAAGACACTGGGCGTCGAGATCGAGAACACAGACGGGAGCCTCCGCAGCGCAGATGCTGTCTTTTATGACGTCATTGACTCGCTCGGAAACATGCACAACCAGGCGCAGCGCGACGCGCTGGCGATGGATCTCATGTCCGAGTCCGCGCAGGAACTGAACCCTCTGATTGAGGTGGGCAGCGAAGGACTCAAAAAGTACACCGACGAAGCGCATGAGATGGGCTACGTGCTGGATAACGAGGCCGTCGAAGCGCTCGCAGCAACGGACGCTGCGCAGCAGAAGCTCCTCAAAACGCAGGAGGCCGTCACGAAGCAGATCTCCGCCGAGTACGCGCCGTATATGACCGAGGCGCTGGGCGACACGGCAGATTTTATCCAAAAAATCGGAAAGGCTTTTGTGGAGTCTGGCGTTGTGGACAAATTCGGCAGCATCCTGACCTCTGCAACGCAGATCTTGGAGCCGCTGGGCGACCTGACCGTCGCTGTGCTTCCGGCGCTCGACGCAGCGCTCAAGCCGGTTGCAACGACGATGGCCTTGATCGCGGACACGACAAATCTGCTTGTCGGCCTGCTGACGCTCAACGGCGACAAGATCAAGACTGCGCTGGGCCTTAACATGTCTAGCGGCCAGCTGAGCAATATGCAGCAGCTGCAATACAAGGGCGCACTGTCCAGCGGCTCGAGCTACGTTTCCGGCATGGGCTACACCGGAACGGGTGGCTACATGGGGGCCGACGGCAAGTGGCACCAGAACGCAGCCGGAACGGACAATTTTATCGGCGGCGTGACGTGGGTCGGCGAGAACGGTCCGGAACCTGTCTGGCTCCCGCAAGGCTCGCGCATCGGCACCAATCAGGAAGGGCGCAGCCTCTCCGGCGGCGACACCTACAACTTTATCGTGCAGGCGAACGAAATCCGCGAGATCGACAGCTTTATCCGCCGCATGAAAAACCAGAGACGAATGGCCAGAATGGGGGTGACGTGAGGTGGCAACGAGTTTTAATCTGTACTGTTCGGCATTTGCGATCTTGAAAAATGACGCGCAAAACGTCAACGACCACACAACCTCCCCAGCAAAGCTCTACTATCGCGATTTACTGTACTTGCAATTCCAGTCGCCTAGCGACGGGAAGCAGTACAAAAAGCTTGTTGACGATTGGACAAAAATCAACGTATATGTGCAGGCAGCAGGCGAAAACGACACAGTCAACCTAAAAATAGGTACCTTGACTGAGCGCTTCGACCCTCTTACCGCTACCTATGCTACCAAGCAGCGTTTCCACGTGAGCAAAGTCGAGACGAAAAACGTTTACGCTGAAGACCTCCCGAAACTGTGTGAGTCGACATATGGGCTCCCGATTCCTGACGCGGTGCAAAAGGGCGTGTTTATCGATATATCGGTATCTATGGATTTTGCGTCAATCGTTACAGCAGGCGCAAACCGGCCATATATTCCAGTGACTGTGGACGATACGATAACCTGTGGGCTAAAAATATTCGAGCCAACGCCGAGTTCGGGGTCTATTGTAAAAACAGAGCCAAACACCTTCGCATGGGGTACAGACCCCGCGTTAAAATGTATCGCTGTACTGGAACAGACATCTGCCGTTTTCCGCTGGCGCTCCGGCACGAGCGGCACGATCCACACGATCAGCGTTTCCGGCAACACGCAGAGCGTCACTGTTCCGGCCAACACCTTCGCGGGCACGACCAGCATCCAGTGGCAGGTAGCCGTCACGGCAAACAGCGGCGTGGTCACAACGTCCAACTGGGTGACACTCTCGACCGCCGACGCCACCCCGACCGCTGCGCCGCTGTCTCCTGTGGACACGGTAATCGACGGCTCCAAGGACACGCTCTTCCAATGGCAGCACACGATTTCGACCGGCACAGCGCAGAGCAAGGCAGACCTGCAAAAGAGCACCGACGGCAGCACATGGACGACGCTTGCAACCGTCACCGGCGCTGCGCGGCAGTGGACGTGCCCTGCCAGGACGCTCACATCCAGCATCAAATACTGGCGCGTGCGCACCTACAACGCAGACGGTGTTGCGGGCGCATGGAGCGATGCGGCGCAGATCGTTGTGATTGCCGCGCCGACGGCTCCGAGCATCCAGATCAAGTCCACGGGCCCGCGTCCGTCCATCAGCTGGCAGACCTCCGAGCAGGAGGCGTATCAGGTGGAGCTGGACGGCAAGCCATCGGGCGGCACGCATTACGGCACGGAGAAAAGCTGGACAAGCCCAGCATATCTCGCGGACGGCAGCCACACGGTGCGCGTGCGGGTGCAGAACCAGTACGGCATGTGGTCCGACTGGGGCGCAGCGGCGCTGCCTGTGACGAACACGCCGGGCGCGAGTATCACGCTGACCGTGCAAGCCTCCAGCGTCGCGGACCTCAGCTGGCAGACCTCCGGCAGCTATGACTTTTATCTTGTGTACCGGAATGGCAAGCCGATTGCGAAGCTCACGCAGACGCTGTACACCGACGAACTGTCCTCCGGCAGCACGACGTATCAGGTGCGCGGCTGCTACAACGATTCAGGCAACTACGGCCTGTCTTCGGCGGTCACGGTCGATGTTCGCGCGGAGGTGCATCAGGTGTCAGACTTGGACACCGGCCAGACCTTGAGACTCCCATACTCGGACAGCCAGCACCGGCAGACCACGCGGACACTTTCCCGGCAGATCGAGCTTTTGCAGCTCTCCGGCGCGTATTATCCCGTCGCGGTCGAGGTCGACTCCGGCACGGACTCGCTCAGCATCACGGCGGCGCTGCTCGATGAGAGCGAGATCAGGCAGCTCATGGGACTTGTGGGCAAGCTTGTCTGCGCAAAGACGCCGCAGGGCGATATGGTCATCGGCTACATCACGAGCCTGCCCAAGCAGCACGACGGCTTCCTCAATGTGTTTAATTTTACCATCGAGCAGATCGACTTTGACGACGAGGTGAGGCTATGACGCACAAGGTATCTTACCGCGTGGACGTGCTGCGGCGCGGCGCGAAGTTCTCGGAGCTGCGCTGGCTGAAGGATTCCGCGCCTGACGTGCTCGTCAATGCGTCCGGCGACATCATGGGAAGCCTCGGCGGAACATTTATGCACAACCCAGATATCGAGTATCTTTCCGACGAGCTCCAGCCTGTGCTGGAGCTTGACGGGCAAGAGTACCCCTTGGGCGTGTACCGGATCACGACGTACTCGGACACCGTCAGCGCGCAGGGGCACTTCCTCCGGCTCGACGCGTACGACCGCAGTTGGATGATCCAGACGATCAAGACGGAGGGCATTTTGCACCTGGCAGCCGGGACAAATTACATTACCGCCGTGCAGCAGCTCATGACACAGGCCGGGATCGGCCTCGTGATCGCCACACCCACGAGCGAGACCTTGCAGACCGACCGCGAGGACTGGCAGGAGGGCACGGACTATCTCACGATTTGCAATCAGCTGCTGGGCGAGATCAACTATAAACCTGTCTGGTTTGACGGCAGCGGCATCGGGCACCTGGAGCCAAAAGCAACACCAAATGCGGCAAATATCCGCTGGCGCTACTCGAGCACGGATATCCGGCTGCTGGCGCCCGTCTCGCGTGATATGTCGCAGGAACAGGACATCTTCGACGCGCCGAATGTCTTTGTCGCCATTTGCAGCAACCCGGACTTGGAGGCTCCCTTGGTGGCCAGAGCCGAGAATAACAGCCCGTCGAGCTCCATCTCCATTTTTAAGCGCGGGCAGCGCATCACGCAGGTTGTGAAAGTGGACAATATCGCCTCGCAGGAGGCGCTGCAAGCCTACGTGGACGATCTTTGCTTTCAGTCCCAGCTTGGCACCCGGACGATCACGTTCTACGGCCTGCCGGAGGGCGGGCACGGCGTGGGCGACGTTCTGAGCATCGACGCGTCGGAATTCGGCGGAATCTACGAAGAGACCGGCTGGCAGCTGAGATTAAGCCCCGGCGAGCTGATGACGCACACAGCAAAAAGGACGGTGATTGCATGAGCGGGCAGAAAAACACGGAACCGGCTGCGGCAGAGCTCGCCACCGTCGGCGCGAAACATACAGACGGCTTGAGCCTGATCTTCGACGGCCAGACCGCCGCCACAGCAAAGCATTACAAATGCAATACCAACGTTACATTCAAGGCGGGTGACCGCGTGAAGATCTGCCGCATCAGCGGCACCTACGTCGTCGAGTACGTCGTTGGAAATCCAAAGTGAGGTGAGAATATGAGCCTTACCATTATGCAGGGCGACCAGTACGCCATCGAATTTCGCGGGACGCAGGACGGCGAGCCGCTCGACTTGAGCAAGATCGAGCTGATTGAATTTGTCGTGGGTGGTCTGCGCAAGGTCTACCCAGGCGAGGTGACCGTGGACGAAGACGGCCTTTTCCTCTTCCCCTTGAGCCAGGAGGAAACTTTCGGCTTTAAAACGCGCCTGCTCTCCGGGCAGGTGCGCGTGAAGTTTACCGGCAGCGCGCAGCCGGTCGTCATCGGCCTGCAGACGGGCATGATCAGCGTCCGGACCTCCACCAGCAAGGAGGTGCTGTGATGGCGATTACTTTTGACGTCGTCAAAAAGCCGGCCGTCGACTTCGCGGTCGACAATGTCCGGGTCGCAGCGGGCGGCGGCGAAGCCTACGAGGGAAATTACGAGATCACCCCGTCGGAGGAATTGCAGACGCTCCCCACGGCGAACCGGATGCTGGCCAGAAATATTGTCGTCGCGCCCATCCCGAAGAACTATGGGAGAATCACCTACAGCGGCGGCGGAATCATAATAACGTAAGGAGTGCACTATGGCGAAAAATGTAAAAATCAGAGACGTGACGTATGAAAGCGTCCCGAATGTGGAAATCCCACTTGCAGATGGCTCTGGCACGGCAAAATTCGTGGACACGGGAAGTGGCGACGCGGCGGCCAGCGACATCCGAGCCGGGAAAAAGGCATGGGCAGACGGCAGCGAGGTCACGGGCTCCGTCCCGGAGAAGGGCGTGGACGACGTAAGCGTCAACGGTAAAAACGTCACCATCCCGGCGGGCATCTACGACGATCCTGTGATAAAGAGCGTCGGCGACGGCACGGTCACCCCCGGCGCGGCGGTTGCGGGTACGGTGCTCGGCGACACGCAGACGGACTATGAGATTACGGTCACGCCATCGGCGGCGGTCTCCGCCGGATATGTCTCCGGCGACAAAAACGGTGCGGAGATCAAGAAGTATGTGCAGGTGGAAGAGAAGCAGGCCACGCCATCCACGGCCGCGCAGGACGTGACCCCCTCCAGCGGGAAGCTGCTTAAAAAGGTGCGTGTGGCCGCCGTGGACGTGTCCGCAACCGCGACGGAGGACAATGTGCCGACCGGCATCACCTTCTTCTCCAACAGCCTGACCCGGAAAACCGGGCGGGCAAAATTTCCATCGATCACACAGGACGAGCTGACCAAAGTGCTGACGATCCAGTAAGGAGGGCGCAATGGGACAGAACGTAACAATCGCGGGCGCGTCGTACCCGGATGTCCCGGCGCTGGACGTCCCGAAAACGGGCGGCGGCACGGCGCGCTTTGTGGATACGGCGGACGATACCGTCACCCCCGCGACGCTCAAATCCGGCGTGACAGCGCACGACGCTTCGGGCGCGCAGATCACCGGCACGTTAGACACCACACCGCCCAAGGAGTCGGACATCAACTTCTGGGACTTCGACGGAACGCTTTTGTATGCGTGGACACTCGCCGAGCTGGCCACAAAGACCGAGCTGCCGCCCCTGCCCTCACACGACGGGCTGATCTGCCAGGGCTGGAACTGGACGCTCCAAGACATCAAGGACGCAGGCCGTGAGCTCGACATCGGCGCGCTGTATATTACCGATGATGGCAAGACGAGACTCTACGTCGACGTGGACACCGAGACGTGGGATGATTTTGTCCTCAATTACTGGCAGGGCCAAAAAAACGCCACGACTGTTGACTGGGGCGACGGCACAACGCCGGAAACGGTAAACGACTATTCCTATATTGAGCATCGGCATGTGTACGCCTCCAGCGGCTCATACGTGATCACGATGAGCGTCAAAGAAGGTGCAACAATGTGGCTAGGACGCGATAGCTGGATGCTGATCGCAAAAGGCGAAACAGATAGTGGCCGCTGCGCGATGCTGCGGAGAGTTGAGGTCGGTGCAAGGGCGGTGGCCACGGACCATGGCTGTTTCCGTAATTGTAGTAGACTCGAGAGCATCTCACTCCCACAAACAACAAAAGTATATGTCAACCGGTCATTTGAAATGTGTACACAACTGCGTGTGCTTATCGCGGCGGATATGGATGAAATTAGGCAATCATTTTATCATTGCAGCAATCTCCGCGCAATCGCAACACCGAAAGGGACGACGCAAAGTAATGATGAGTATGCCATCACAAGTACAGCAGTCCGGCAGGTAAATTTTGATATGACTGCTGCCCGCGCGGTCGAAGCCCTTGAACGCGTCCACATCAAGGCTGTAAACGGGCAAGTTGGTGATTTCTCGATCTGCCGCTCTCTGTTAGAAGTCACTACCCCAGCGGACGCTACGACGTTTGTTGCCGCCGCATTTAATGGCGACATCGCGCTGCGCAGGGTGACGTGCCTCGGGGACATCGCAAGCATACCGGCGCAGGTGTTTCAGCGATGCTATCCGCTGCGGTTTATGGATCTTACGCACTGTACCGCCGTGCCCACGCTGGCCAACGTCAACGCGTTCAATCAGACGCACGCACAGATGGAGATCCGAGTTCCTGCGTCTCTGGCGGATGCGTGGAAAGCGGCAACAAACTGGAGTTCACTGGCAGACCATATTGTGGGGGTGTGAGCATGATCGTAAGAGAGCACTACAAAACGCGCACGGACGGCGTGGAGCTGTACCGGACGTATTCAGATGCGGGCTATCTCATCCGGCAGGTGGAGACGGGCGCAGAGTACGATGAGGCAATTGACGTTGACGGTACGCCGTACACCTACACGGAGACGGATAAGCTTGTCACAGACAATTTTGATATCGAGACGGCAAGCCCGGAGCAGCTGCGTGAGCGGCTAACAGATACCGAGACGGCGGCAAAGATCTTACTGGGGGAGGCAGCACCATGACGTACACGGAGAGGGCACGAAAAATGCGCCCATATATCGAACAGGCGGCAAGCACTTTGGACGACAAGACTGTCAGCCTCGCGCCGGAGCTTCTGGGGACGCTGACCGGCGGCGGCAGCCTCATCAAAGCGGGCACGCGCATCAACTGGCACGGCAAGATCAAAAAAGCCGCCGTTGACCTCTGGGACACCGCACAGAACACGCCCGACGAAGCGCCTACGCTCTGGGAGGACGTGCAGTACCGGGGCGGATACAGAATCATCCCCGAAGTAATTACCTCCACACTGGCCTTCACAAAGGGCGAGAAGGGATGGTGGGGCGGCAACCTGTATGAGTCGCTCATGGACGGGAATGTGTTTACCCCAACGGTCGCCCCGACGGCCTGGAAGAAAGTCGAGTAAGGAGGACTATGTGAGCACCGGAATTATTACCATCATCTGCGCGGTGATCGGCTCGTCTGCGCTGGCGGAGATCATCCGCTCCATCGTCGGAGCCATCCAGCGCAAGCGCGGCAAGGCCACGACGCAAGGTACACACTTTGCCGAGATCGACAAGAAGCTCGACGGCATGAAAAAGCATCAGGACGAGCAGTATCTTGCAATCCTGCGGCTGACGATCATGTCGGAGGAGATGCCAATGGCCGAGCGCCTGATTGCCGGGCAGAAATACGTTAAGCTCGGCGGAAACGGCGAAGTGAAAAAGTTTTTGCATCAGTTGGAGGCGCAGTGCGAGCATAGCATCGCGCAATAAAACGGGAGGCAGATATGCGGGTAAAAGGCAAGTGGAGCAAAGGCGAGATGGCGCGCACCATCGTCATCTATCTGCTCAGACTCCTGACGATGGTGCTGATCTGGGCGTGCACGCTGAAAACCATCGCTGTCCTAATCGCAGTCGGAAGTAACCCGGAGCTGGGTACGTCGGTCGACCTGTCCGACGTGCTCGGCTACGCCGGGGGCGCAGCAGTCTCAGAGCTGGGCTTGCTGGCTTTCAAGAGAGTATTCGCAAAAAAGAATGAACCGGTAGAATGAAAGGGGTACATATGGATAATATCAAAAAGCGGCTGGGCAACCTGCTCAGCGTCAAGAGCATGGTCACACTGGTCCTGACGGGCGTGTTTGCTTACATGTCCGTCGCGGGCAAAATCTCGCAGGACTTTATGACGATCTACGCTGTCATTATCGCGTTTTATTTCGGCACGCAGAGCCAGAAGACGCAGGATGTGCTTGACAGTGCGGGTACGCCGCAGGAGGGCGAAAAGAAATGATGAAAGCATCCGAGCTTGTGCGCAGGCACATTGACGTTACGAAGAATTACAAGACCGTCTACATGTGGGGCTGCTTCGGCTCCCCTGTAGGCGAGACGATCATTGACGAAAAATCCGCCCAGTATCCGGACTGGTACACCGGCGGAAGAGTCACATATCTGCGCAGCCTCATCGGAAAAGTTGTCTATGGCTTTGACTGCGTGAACCTGACAAAGGGCATTCTTTGGGGCTGGAACGGCAACAAAAACGCTTACTACGGCGGTGCAAGATACGCCTCGAACAGCGTGCCGGACGTTTCCGCCGACGGCATGATCGCAAAGTGTAAGGACGTGTCCACGACCGGATGGGACAAACTCATCCCCGGCGAAGGTCTCTGGATGCCCGGTCACTGGGGCATGTACATCGGTGACGGTCTGGCGGTCGAATGCACCCCGATCTGGGACAACGGCGCACAGATCACCGCCGTCCAGAACATCGGCACAAAAGCCGGATACCACGCCCGCAGGTGGCAGAAACACGGAAAGCTCCCGTGGGTCGAGTACGACACCGTAAAGGTCGACGAGGCCGTCGAGGAGGCAAAGAAGACCATCAAGCAGAAGGCCGGTCTTACAGACAGCACGATCGATTATCTCGCCGCCTACAAGTACGGCGACGATCTTCTCAAAAAGCTCGCAAAGGCGATGAAGTAAGCTGTCCGCCGCGCCCTCCCGGAAGGAGGGACGCCATTGGCAAGCGCAAGAGTCCACATCCCAGAGGATCTATCCGGTTTGCTGCAAAGCGAGTGGGAGCGCGTCATACGCGAGGCCGGATACAGCAGGCAGGACGCTGAGATCGTGCGCCGCTACATCGTGGGCAAAGCGCCCCAGATCGACGTAGCCGTCGAGCTGTGCATGGAGCGGAGCACCCTGTCGAGGCGGCTGCCCGGGATTTATACGAGGGCGCGGCAGACAGCGCAAAGGCTCAACATGATATAAAATACCCGGTGTCCAAGTTGGGCACCGGGTATTTTTATCCAAGGTATGTAATGTCAGCGACTGGCGTGATATCAACAAAGGCCTCACGCCCGGTTGAGCTACGGTTGACACGTGTGACTTGCGATAGTTTGCCTTGATGGACAAGGTAGTCCCCAACCTCCACAAAATGGATTGCGTCAAAGCCCGGGACGAGCGCCTCAAAGTTTGCCATGTCGACAGTCCCTATTTTGTACTCACAAAGGCGCCCAGCGCAAAGGTTGTGCGATTGATCCGTCCCATGCAGCTCGGCTTTAATCTCCTGCAACTTCCGGCGGGAGACGACGATCACTGCGTCGCGCAGCAGCCCCAGCGGGATGTTTTTTGGCCAGCGGCTCTCCAGTTTGGCTATGTACTCATCTACCGTCATAATACCCCTCCCATTAAGTTGTCCCAGCGATCCCACAGCGTGTGGTTATATGGCTCGCCTCGCAGCGCGTCGAGGATGTCAGAAACCTCCGCAGGGCTCTGGTAGTACAGCGCGCACGTCTCTCCAGTTTGCGTACGCAAGTATTGCAGTTTTTTCGGTGCTGCGGGCAGGTGCGGGGCAACCTGCATTAAAAGCTCTGGTTGCCCGTAAATCCGCAGGCGCGGTGTAGCGATCGGCACACCACGTTTTGTTTTGTGTGGCCATCGGTCGAGACAGGCTTGCAGCTCTACAGCCCCTCGGCAGAAGCCTTGCCAGTCCGTCACGTCGGCGAGGCTCGGGAGAAAATGTACCTGTGCAGACTTTACGACCCAGTAATCCTTTTTCCCATCTGCGCGCCGCTGGAGGTATGGCGCAGTCGGAAACAGCTCCGCGACAGCATCGATATACCAGCGGTCGATGCAGCGGACCAAAAACCTGCCTCCGGTATCAACCCCGAGCAGCATCAGGATTGCCTGCTGGTAGCCGGTCATTTGTGAGCCTCCAGATATGCGGCAATCCAGCCGCGGAATAGCTCGTTTGGGGTCGTCCCGTTGGCCTTCGCTGCCGTCTTAAAGTTTTCCGCGATCTCCCGCTTGAGCTTGCAGGAGATCACGGACATGTTTTCTGCATCCCACTTGTCGCGGGTGCGCTTCTGCGCTTCCGTCGGCATCAGTAGCAGGGGTTCTCTTTGCTGAGCTCCCACTCTTCGCCGTACTTTTCCTCGTGACGGGCTTCGTACGCGTTGAAGAATTCCTGGTCGGTGCAGGGCGCAAGCTCCATGCTGAGATCCTCGCGGATGTCATCATCCATCAGTGCGACTGCCGCGTCAAAGTTGATTTCCGTACCGTTTTTGTTGATTACCATAGCCATTTTAAACCCTCCGTAATTTGTATTTGGTTTATCTCTATGGTCTTATTATATACGGTATTACCGTATATGTCAAGCATTATTTTTAAAAAATCCAAATTATTTTGCACATAAAATCACACTCGCGCCACCCCTGAAAATTTGATCTCCGGTACAATGGGAGCATAAGGAGGGACACAAGATGGCATACAACCCATACACCGGGCGCTGGGAGATGGACGGCGCGCAGCAGGTGCAGATGCAGCCCATGCCGCGGGCGCAGGTGCCGCAAATGCCGCAGCAGCCGCCGAGACTCGGCGTGCTGACCGTGGCCAGCGAGGCCAGCATCAACAATTTGCAGATGCAGCCAAACGACAACGCACTCGCGCTGCATGAGACGGAAAACCTGCTCTATTACATCCGCACCGACAGCATGGCGGCAAAGACCATTGCGCGGTTCCGGATCTTCCCAGAGCCAACGGAAGAGGAAAAGGCAGCGACCCAGCTGCAAGAGCAGCTGAAGCAGATCACGGACGGCCTACAGAGCATGGCCGGAAAAATCGAGGAATTGGAGGGAAAATTCAATGCAAAATCCGATCATGGCACTGATGGGCGGCGGCAGCGGAAACAAACTGCTGAACGGCCTGATGCAGACGGCAATGACGACGCTTAAAGGCCAGAGTCCCCAGATGGTGCTTAGCTTCCTCGCCTCCCAGCCTGGGTTTAATGACTGGTTTGAGGCAAACAAAGACAAAACGGTCGGCGAGCTCGTCGGCCAGATCAGCAAGTGATACCGCGCGTAAGCGCCTATCAATAATCTAACCCGAAAGGAGGGAACACAATGGATAAGGACTATGGCTTCGGCGGATGGGGTATTGTGATTCTCATCGCGCTGTTCTTCCTGCTCTTCGCGGGCAGAGGCTTCGGCAGCAGCGGCGAGAGTGGCCCGGCGACGCAGGCCGACGTACAGCGTGCAACGGACTTTGCGGCTCTGGAGCGCCAGAACAACGAGGGCGTGGCCGCGACGCGTCAGGGCGCGTACGACGTCACAAGCGCCGTCAAGGACAACGCCTACAACATCCTCGGCGAGCTGCGCGATTTGCAGTCCGTCACGGAGCATGGCATCTCTACACAGCAGAAGTGCTGCTGCGACATCCTCCGCGCGATCGACGGCGTTAACTACAACGCCAGCATCAACGCTTGCGAGATCAAGACGGCTATCCACGCCGAGGGCGAGGCGACCAGAACGCTCCTGCAGCAGCAGGAGAACCAGCGCCTGCGCGACGAACTCGCACAGAGCCGCGCCGCGAACAACGACTATATGCAGTCGCAGTACATCCTCGGCCAGCTGGGCAGGTACTACCAGAACCCGCCCTGCAATCCGTGCGGCTGCGGCGGCTGACGGACGGACCAAACCTGATATAACTATCCGGGGCGATTGCCCCGTTTTTCATAATTTTGAAAGGAGACGAGTAAATGTCTTGTAGCGGAAACAGCAAATCCTATCAGAAATCCTGCGTCCGGTATTTTAATAACAGCCCGCAGACGCTTGCAGCAAACGCTGCGACAGTGCTCACGCTTGCGGGCGCGAAGGTTGTCAACTCCGGCGAGTCCATTCAGGTCGAGCCTCAGAGCTACGACACCGTAAAAATTGGGCTCTATCACCTAGTAGCCGATGCGGTCATCACGTCGTCCGCGGCTGGCGAGCTCACCTTGCAGTGGTACATGGACGGCGTCGCGCTGCCCTGCACGCTGCGCAAGGTAACGCTTCCGGCGACCGGAAACACCGAGATCCACACGGAAACGGAACTGGCGCTGCCCGGGTGCTGCTGCTGCGTGAACCACACCTTTACCCTCATTGCGACGACCGACTCGACGGCAGCGGGCAATGTGGTCGAGCTCTGCACCGGCCTGCTCAAGCTTGCTTAGCCTATGACGGACAAGATCAAAGCCTATAAGGCAAAGCTCTGCGAGGCGCTTGAGGCGTGTATGGCGGAGCCCGTGAGCTCCCGAAGCGTGGGCAGCTGCACCATGCTCATGGACGCGCTGTGCAAGGCGGATAAGATCACGATGGAGCCCGAAGTCTCCACGTTTACCGAGGACGACGCGCGGCGCTGGACAGAGCACATGGAAAATGACGACGGCTCGATGGGCGCGCACTGGACGCTCGAGCAGACCACGGCTGTGGCCAACAGCATCGGCGTGCACGTCGACCCGTGGATCTGGTTTGCGGCGCTCAACATGGAGTACTCGGACAACTTCGAGGTTGCGCAGAAATACGGCCTCGACCGGCCGGAATACTACGCAGACCTCGCGAAGGCGTTTCTCTTCGACAAGGACGGCGGCGGCCCCGAGCCGAAAATCGCCGGGTACTATCACGGGATCGTAGAGTCAAAGCTCGAAAGAGGTTGAACACAGTATAAACACAGCAATCTGATTTTACATTGGTATTGCTTTTGATTTATATGCTTCGAATCCCTCCCACTCCGCCATAATGAAAGCGCCCGAGAATTTGATTCTCGGGCGCTTTTGTTTGTATATTTTCTGATTTTATCAGCCGAACACGGAACTTTATATCAAAAATGTTTTGCTTTCTGGCTTGCACCAGCATGGCAAAGCCTAGCATATCCTAGCGCCAAAATACACGCCTGCGAACACAGAACGAACACAGTAAATCAGGGTCAAAAGGACTTGCCCATTTTTGCGGCTGCATCGTCGATGGTATTATCCAAAATATCCGTGTAAATGTCCATCGTGGTCGAGAGCTGGGCGTGGCCAAGCAGCTGCTGGGCAGTTTTATAATCCACGCCCGCCTCGTGCAGGGCCGTCGCGTAGCCGTGCCGGATCTCATGCGGCGTGACGGTGACGCCGGTGCGCTTCTGGTAGTCCTCGTACTGCCGGGTGATCCTCCAGTCCGGCGTCGGGGTTTTGCCGCCGTCGTCAGAAAATATAAAACCGCGTTTTTTATCTGGCAGGGCAGCGGCCAGCGCGTCCAGCAGCGGCACGGAGCGGATACCGGCCTCGGTCTTTGGCTCCTTGATCTCCGGTTTGGTGCTGACGTTGTAGACGCTGCGCTGGATACGGATGCGCTTTGCCTTGCGGTCGATGTCCTCGTACTTGAGCCCCTCCACCTCGCCGCGGCGACACCCAGTATAGTAGATCAAAAAGGCAAAGAGCCCAAAGTCGTCCGAAAGGCCGGCTTTTATTTTTTTTATTTGATCAGGGCTTGGCGCGCGGCGCTTTTTCTGCGGCAGGTTCTTGGGGAGCAGGACGGCCTCCGCCGGATTGTAGGCGATATAACCCTCGCGCTGGGCTTTGTTTAAGATCTGGCGGATGATCTGGCGCTGCGTGACGACGGTCTTTTTGGCGTAGGTCTTCGCAAATTGATTGATATAGCGCTCAATATCCTTGGTCGTGATCGAGGCCACGTCCATCTTGCCGAATTCGGCCACGGCGCGCTCATAGGCCGGGTTATAGCCCCGGTGCGTATTTGCGGCCAGCGTCGGCTCGATCTCGTTCCACCAGGCGTGCGCTACGTTCTCAAAGGTCTCGGTCTTCCCAGCGGCCACGTCGGCGCGGTAGCTTTTGACTTTCTCCCAGACCTCGCGGTCAGTCTTCCCTCGGAAGGCCTTGCGTTTGCCGTTTATTTTGATGATCGTCTCATGCAGCCCATCCGGGCGCACGTAGTATTTGGGGATCGCCATACAAACCTCCCGTGTCAGAGTTGGACACAACCGCGCAGCGCGACGCGCACCCAGCCGACATCCGGGTTTAGCAGATCGACGATCACAGCGATAAGCACAAGGCAAAACATGGACAGCAGGACAGTTGTCACGAAACGGTGCATTTTCAGCGATTTCTTGCAAGTCACCAGATGCTCATTCACCCGTTCTAACGCATCGGCCAATGCCTTGCGCTCTGACTCCAGACTGTGTATCCGCTCCAGCAGCGCGGGGTTCGGGTCCGGAACCTCATGCGGCAGTCCATTGTATTCGTCTACTGACACCCCAAGCTCACGGCACAGCGCAAGCACTGTGTCGTAGGACGCGTTTGGGGCATCCCCACGCAGGAACTGCGCAACAGTGGTTGTTGATTTGCCGATTGCTTCGGCAAGATCCTGGTTTGTGATACGCGGCGCCGTGTTTTCCTTTTTTTCTCGACAGATTTCGTACAATTCTGACATTCTCAGCAAGATTCCTTTCCTAAATAATGCGATTCTGGGTACAATTTACAATGATGCTTTCTCGACATTACCGCTTGCCGCGTTGTAAGCTATACTCACAGGCGGCTCCCACACTGCTTGCAGCAAACCAAAAGCCCCGCCGTCAGTGGCACGACGGCGGGGCGAACAAAACTAAGGATTACAATGCCCGCAAGGTTCATACCCCATGTCATCCACGGAGTCGCGCGTGCCAGTGTATACTTCTTTGTTTTCATCCGATATGGACCCTACATAACTGCACTCCGGCAGGTGAAATACTTTTGTGTTGGTATTCAGGATATACTCCTGCGTGCAGTCGACGGGCTGCTGAAGCTCGTCCGTCTTAGCCTCCGCCTCATCATCGGGCGTGACCAGCTCCGATACGTATTGCTGATGCAGTCCCGCGTCCGGGTCTCCAGAGCGATCGACCTTCAGCTGAATATCCTCGGCGGTCTTGTGCGTCTGGCCACGCACTGGGCTCAGCCAGGCGAATAGCCCCGCGATGGCGATAAAAAAAGCCAGCCCAGCGAGCACCAACGCTTTGGGCATTGGCCGCCTTGTCTCCGGGTCTGGCTCGTCCGAGAAGGCCTCGAAGATGCCGCTTAGAATCAGCCAGTACGTCACCGAGCCGAGCAGCAACGCAAAGATGTACTGTTTGACAACCAGCGTGCAAATGGTCAGGCAAAGGAAGAGCGCGCCGACCACAAGCCGCCGGATGCGCCTTTGTGTAGCCATAGAAATCACTCCCTCGTGAATTCTTCTGTATCGGGTTGCTTCGCTGCGGCCTCTTTCCGGTTGACTGCGCCCCACGCAATGAGGGAAGACGCGACAAGCAGCATAACAAGGCCGGCGGCAAGCGCCCAGATCCTCCCGGATACAATCCCGGTACAGAACCAACTCGCCCCGATCAGCATCAGAAACACGCCAACGACGATTTTCCCCGTGTCAGCGCTCCGTCTTCGGTCTTCCTGCCTTGCCCCGCGCCGCGGCGTGCTTCGCTGGTAATGCGGCTCCGGGCGATAGTTTTTCGTTGCGCATCCGCACTGTGGGCAGGCAATCGCATCATCAGGGATGCATTCGCCGCACTTTGTGCAATACATATTGCTCTCTCCTTACTCGTCCCAGTAAAGCACGGGCGCGCCGTAAGCGTCGCGCATGGAACCGCAGGCAATTAAGATAATGTCAATAATCCATCCAATGCCGAAGCACCCGGCCGTAAACAGCCACAGAATACCTGTGCCGATCTTGCCAAGATAAAAGCGATGCACACCGAGGCCTCCGAGAAAAATCGCCAGCACAAGCGCAACCGTCCGACTCTTCGGGCTCGCGTCGTCACGGACGACGTACTGTGTCACCTGCTGGGGCTGAGTTTGCGCCTGATTGTAATTCTTCGTCGGACAGCCGCACTTCGGACAGACGATAGCTTCATCGTCAATTTGTGCGCCACATTTTGAACAATACATCGTGATCTCCTCGCTTCTTTCTGTTTTGCGAAAAGTGTTGCATTGCGCTTAACTAGAAAATACTGTAAAATATAATAACTACCAAAAAATGAAAGGGTGTCGCCGGGATGGGAAACGAAAGAGAAGAGTTAAAACAGGCAATCGCGGCTATGACCGACGAGCAGTTCCAGTGGTTTATAGAGCAAGCGCAGCTTTTGCTATCTGAAGGAGCTTGCTGACCTGCTCGTCTGAAAGCTGGCCGACCAATTCAATCATTTCCCGTTTTGCCTCGCTGAGATTTTCGGCGGGGCTTTTTGTTTCCGGCTGGACGCCTAGCAGATAGTCCACTGACACATCCAATGCTGCCGCAATTTTTGCCAAGGTCTCGGAGTTCGGCTTTGCTGTGCCAACTTCATACTTTGCATAGGCTTGCTGCGACAAAAATAGCAGTGATGCCATCTTTTTTTGAGAGAGGTTCTTCGCCTTCCGCGCTTCTCTCAGTCGTTCTGGAAACATAGATGGATCACCTCTGTAAAAATAATACACGCGTAAGTTGTAATTTGCAATAAAAAAGGCTTGACAACAACCACAAAGAGTGATATATATAATTTACAACCTACAGGAGTAAAAAGGAGGTGGCAACAACGAGAGGATTAAAAGAGCGCCGCTGTGCCGCAGGTTTAACGCAAGCTGCATTGGCTGAAGCAATGAAAGTCAGCCAGCAAGCAGTTGGCAAGTGGGAGCGTGGCGAATGTTACCCGAGTGCGGCGCAGCTGCCGGAGCTGGCGGCGGCGCTGCACTGCACGATCGACGAGCTCTACCAGCCGCCGGAAGAATCGATTTAGAGAGGAGGAAACAACATGCGTGAGACGGAAGGCTACAGGCCGCAGCTGGAACTTTTGACGTACATGTTCCCGGCACGGGCGGCGATCACGGTCACGGAGTGCCAGACGGCGCTCGGGCTCGACCGGCGGACGCTTCTGGCCGACCGGGAGTTCCCCGCGCGGAAGGTCGGCAACAAGTACGCCGTGCCGCTGACGGAGCTGGCTCGCTGGCTGACGCGAAGATCATAGCAAAGTATACCCCGCAAATCCACGCGAAATACCTGCCGGAGGGCAAAGGCGGCTTGCAGACTTGCTGCCGGATTGGAGGACATATGCCAAATATCTACGGAGCCGCCCGCATTGCCAAGGGCATCACGCAGGAGCGCGCAGCCGACGCGATTCCGTGCTCGGTGCGGAGCCTCGCCGATTATGAGAGCGGCGCACGCATCCCGCCGTCGGAGACGGTTGTGCGGATGGCGGAAATTTACGACGCGCAGTATCTGTGCTACCAGCACCTGCGCCAGACGAGCGAGATCGCCCAGCGGCTCATTCCCGATGTGCGGGAGTGCGATCTGCCAGAGGCCGTCTTGCGGCTCATCGATCAAATTTATGACTTTGCCGACGCGCGCGAAGACCGCCGCCTGATTACGATTGCAAAAGACGGCGTGATCGACGACACGGAGCGGCCGGAGTTTGACCGGATCGTCTCCAAACTCGACGAGATCGTCCAAAGCGCGCTGGCCGTCGCGTACAACAAAGGAGGATAACTATGCGCAAATTTTACAAACTGGCCGAGAAGCTCATGTGGAGCTCGATTGTCGTCGCCTTCGTGGCCTTCCCGTGGCTTGCCGTGAATTACAGCATGATCTGAGGTGCGGGCGATGAAAAAGAGCGTAAAAAAATCCCGCACAGCCGCTGCGAACGACTGCACGGGAACGGTGTTTTGCAACCCCATGAAGACATCTTTAGTTTATCACGGTTTGCTGCCAAATGCAAGTGTGGGGGAGGTGAAATTTTGGAGAATCCACAAGAATTCCGGGCTTTCTGGTCTGTCATCCCCGCAACCGTCTTAGACGATATGCAGCTGCAAGCCAATGCAAAGATTTTATACGGCGTGCTCTCGTCTCTCATGCGGCGCGAGGGCTATTGCTGGCCGAGCAATGCCCAGCTGGCCGCCGCCATGCACTGCTCGGAGGACGTGATCCGGCGCTGGCTCGCGGCCTTGCAGCATGACGGGCACATCCAGGTGCGCGTCGTGCCGAACCGCAAGACGGGCGGCTCCATCCGCTACATTTCCCCCGTGGTCGCCGCGCCGGTCATCCTTGACGATGACGAAGGGTACCGGGACGAACAGCCCGGTACGTACCGGGACAAAAATCCCGGGGTACCGGGACAAACTTCCCGGTCGTTATATAAGGATGGATATAAAAAAGACAATAAAAAGAAAAAGGAAAAAGAAAGTGCGCCGTCTGGCGACGTCGCCGCCTCCCTCCTTGCCAAGTGCGCGCCTTACGGTCCGTCTGCCACCGAGGCGATGGGGCGCTTCCTGAAAATGCGGGTCGAGATCAAAAAGCCGGTCAAGTCCAAGCAGTCTGCCACGCTGCTTTGGAACAAGCTCATGAGCCTGTCCGACGGCGATTCGGCAAACATGGCCGCGCTGCTTACCCTCGCAACGGAGCGGCAGTGGCTGAGCGTCTTCCCGCTGAAGGACGACGAGCTGCCGAAGCCGAAGGCTCGCGAGGTTGATACGGGAGGTGTTCGGTTCTTATGACAGACGACAAAAAGCTCTTGGAGGCGCAGCAGGCCGTCCTCGGCTCGATGCTGATCGACGAGAAGACTGTCGGCCTTGTGCTGCAAGAGATCGTCCCGGACGATTTTACGACCGGCGCTTACCGGCAAGTGTTCCTCGCCTTCCGGGCGCAGTTCTCCAGCGGCGATCCCTGCGACGCGGTGACGATCAACGCGCGGCTCGGCGGCAAGTACGACAAACTCCTCATGGAGCTGATCCAGGTCACGCCGACGGCGGCCAACGTCAAAAGCTACATGCAGCTTTTAAAGCAGCAGGCCAGAGTCAGCCGTCTGCAAGGTATTGCCCAGCGGATGCAGGACACGGACGACGAGGACGATCTGCGCGGGCTGGTCAATGAGGCAAACGCCCAGTTGGTCGAGCGGCCGGGGCTGCGCGTGGTAGACATGTCTGCCGCACTGACTCAGTTTTACCAGCGGCACGACCCGGACGCGAAGCCCGTCTATCTGGATTTCGGCATGGAGGATATCAACGCAAACGTCTATGCCTCGCGCGGCGACATGGTCGTCCTCGGCGGCTACCCGTCGGACGGCAAGACGAGCCTCGCGCTGACACTGGCCGTGCGGATGGCGAAGACGATGCGTGTCGGCTTTTACAGCTATGAGACCGACTGCGACAAGCTCTTCGACCGCATCATCGCCATGACCGCACAAATTGGCCTGCCGAAGCTCAAGCTCAACGCGATGAACGCGACCGACTGGGAAACCGTCGCGGTGCTCTCCGAGCGGCTGGGCGGGCTAAAGCTGGAGCTCATCGAGGCCAGCGGCATGACCGTCCAGGACATCCGGGCACACAGCCTGTCCAAGCGCTACGACGTGATCTTCATCGACTACCTGCAAAAGATCAAGTCGGACATCACAGGCCGCGCGAGCGCCGACCAGTTTCAGGTCGTCTCGAAAATCTCGAGCGATCTCCAGCAATTCGGCCGCCAGACCGGCACGCCCGTCATCGCGCTCTCGCAGCTCTCCCGCCCCGAGAAGACCAAGGGCGGCAAGGTCCCGCCCCCGACGCTGGCCTCGCTCCGCTCCTCCGGCCAGATCGAGCAGGACGCGGACGTGGTAATGCTTTTATACCGCGAAGAGCCGGACAACAGCCGGAGCCGCCGCATCCTCAACATTGCGAAAAACAAAGAGGGCGAGGCGAATATCGCGCTCATGCTGGCCTTCGACGGCCAGACGCAGACATTCAAAAAATCCGCTTCCCAAGCGCCGAGGCCGGAGCCGGACAAGCGCTGGAAGCAAGTATACGACGATGTGCCCGAGCAGTTTAAACTGCCGGACTGAGAAAGGAAACACCATGAAGGCAATTTCGATTTTGAATCTCAAAGGCGGCGTCGGGAAGACCGTGACCGCCGTGAATATGGCCTATATTTTGGCCGCCGACCACAACCAGCGCGTGCTGCTCGCCGACTGCGACAGCCAGTGCAACGCCACCGAATTTTACGGTCTTGCCGGGCAGAACCTCTGCGGCGTTGCTGAGGTGATGCTTGGAGAAGCCGAGCCATACTATCCGGAAAACATCTGGGCAACCGATTACAAGGTCGATGTGCTCCCCGCATCCGATGCGCTGATGGACTTGGATTTGTCGGCCATCGGAAGCCGCGTCAACGGCAGCTGCCTGAAAGGCCTGTGCGATGTGCTTCGCGAGGACGATGCGTATGACTACGTGGTCTTTGACTGCCCGCCGGCCTTTAACGCGGCAAGCGCTGCGGCGCTTCTGGCCTCCGACGAGGTCATTATCCCCATCAAGCTCGACGCGTTCAGCCTGCGCGGTTTGGCCAATGTCTCGCGCCAGATTGACAACATGCACAAAATCAACCCGAACTTAAAAATCGCGGGTGCACTGATTACCATGTGGCGCAATACGCCGGTCGTGATCGAGGCGGAGGCGAGCCTGCGGGGCTGCGGTATTCTCCCCGTCTTTGAGCAGACCATCCGCCGCACCGACAAGGTCGACGAGATGACCTTTGAGCGTAAACCCATCACGGTCTACTCGCCGCGTTCGGCGGCAGGCTATGACTACCGGGCATTTGTGCAGGAGTACATCCAGCCGCCCGTGACGATGGACGAGCTTTTGAAGGGAGGGTTTGCAAGTGCCGTTTGACGTATCGAGCATTTTTGCCCAGCAGGTACAGGCGGTGTCCAAGTCTGACACCGGGCGCGAACTCGTGCAGGTCGACATTGACGATTTAGTCAGCAACGACGCGAACTTTTACGCCGTTGACGAGGACAAGCTCGAAGAACTCAAAAACTCCATTGCCCTCTCCGGCATCATGGACCCGCCGACGGTCACGCGCACGGAGGACGGCAAGTACCGCCTTATTTCCGGCCACCGGCGCACGGCTGCGGTTCGGGCTTTGGTCGCAGAAGGGCGCGAGGATCTTCGCAAAGTGCCGGTTTTCGTCCGGAGCCCGAAGAGCGCAGCCATGGAGGAGCTGGAACTCATCATGGCAAACTCCACCGCACGCGTGCTGACAAGCGCGGAGATCAGCCAGGCGGCGCAGCGCGTGGAGCGTCTGCTCTATGACCTTAAGGAGCAAGGCGTGGAGTTCCCCGGCCGGATGCGCGACCATGTCGCGGAAGCCTGCAACGTCAGCAAAACGAAGCTTGCAAATTTGCACATGATCGAGGAGAACCTGATTCAGGCTTTCAAGACGCAGTGGGCGGTAGGCAAACTCCCGGACGCGACGGCCTTGGAGCTTGCGCGATGCGAGATCGCCTTGCAGATGCGCCTTCGTGACGCGTTTGCCCGGACAAAGGAGTTTCCAACGTCCGTCGGTATCGCGAAGGTGCGCGAACTGGCAGCAGCCGGCGCGAAGTGGCGGCCGAGCGCGTGCCTGCACTGCCCCGACCGCAAACTCTGCCCGAGCTCCCGCGACGACGCGGCACTCCGACACGACGCGCTTTGCCCCTCTTGGGGCGGCTATTGCCGCGGCACGAAATGCTGTATGGATTGCCCATCCGGCGCAAACGCCAAGGGCTGGAACGCCTGCGACCAGATGTGCTCCAAGGCCAAACAGTACCGCACCGACAAAAACGCTGACGAGAAGCAGAAAGAAGAAGACGCGAAGGAGAAAAAACAGCGCGTCTACCGGGCAGGTGTCCAGCGCAAGGCAGCGCGGCTCGTGAAGGCCATCGACGCGGCCGGTCTCGCGGACGATGTAAAACTCGCCTTTGCGAATTATTCTGTGGACAAGTCCGTCTGGAAAATCCGCGCATACGCAAACGGGGACTTCGGCGACGAGTATTTTTATAGCACGGACGTCCTCGACCCGGACGCGAAGCACGTGCCCGATCTCTGCGAAAAGCTCAAGTGCTCGGCGGACTATCTGCTGGGGCTGACGGACGAACTTTCGCCGGTGCCCAAGTCTGACACGCTTTTATGGCGCACGGATACTGACTATCCGGATGGGCAGGTGTTGCTGCTGCTGGATATCGAGGGCCGAAAAACCTACGATGTCGACACGGTCTTAGGTGGCGAGCTTTGTGTATATGACGCCGGACTTTTGACGGACAACGGACCGCGCGTTCTGCGCTGGCTGCCTTTGCCGCCGGAAGAGGAGGGCTCGATATGAGCAGGCAGCTGTTCCGGCAATGCCCCGGCTGCGGCAATCTGTTTGCAACGTACAAGGGCAATCAGGTCTACTGCTGCCGGGAGTGCTACCGGCGGGCAAAAAACATAAATTACATCCCGGCACAGTACCGCAAGAAGGAGGCCGTCCCGGTGCATATCCGCGTGACAAAGCCGCTGCCGGTCTTCCCGGCGTTTCAGCTGGAGCCCGGGAAGGTCTATGCAGCGCAAAAGCGCCAGTGCTGCGACGGCATCCGCGCGACCTATATCGTAACGCTCGACGAAAAACGCCGGACGATCGTCCGGCAGGAGGAATGTGAGGAGGTCCCGAATGAGTAAGATCATCGCCCGGCGCGAGGCGGTCTATGGGCTTTACCGATACGGCGATTTTGTCGCCATCGCCCGGAAGACCGGCCTGTCCGCGCCGACCGTATCCCGCGCGCTGCGGGGAGAGCCGTGCACCATCAGCACGGCAAGAAAGATCTGCGATCTGTTCGGCGCAAAGTTTTCTGATTTTTTTGAGCTCAAAAAGGAGGTACGCATCCATGAGTAGCAGCACC